CGACGGAACAAAACTTCTAGAGGCTCTACTTAAGAGGGCTCAGAAGGATAACGCTAACATAGTTGCAGACACTTTTGTCAAGAACAAGGGCACAGTCGAATTTTACAAGAGCTTAGGCTTCAAGCCATTTGAAACAATCTTTCTTCTTGATAGAGAAAAGAGACTCAAACTCAACTGGTGACTAGTAATCAGTCGCCATTGAACACGAATACCTAGCATAAACAGGTCTTAGTTTCATTTTTCTCTCTTCTTTAATTATTAATGCACACCCAAGGGAACATTACCGAGTTGATGGGAGACGACCGCCCGAGGGACTGATCTCGTTCAAGTTTGTTATGACACGTGTCAGATCGTCAACTTCTTAATCACTGCCTTAGCTCGCTCTTGGTCTTTCAGGAATTCCTCGATGATGGCGTTTGTCAACTCATAGATTCGCAGGTCGTTCAGCAAAGCTAGCTTTCTGATCTCTCTGTGCAGGTCGTCTCGAACCTCAACAACTGTCCTCCTGCTCTTATCCACAGCCTACACTCTCCCTATCTTGTAGCGAGCCAAGCTTCCAGTCTTGCTCTTCAAAGCGTAGAGGTAGTCAGCCAGCAAGGGCGGCTCCTTGCCCAACTCCAGCGTGGTCTCTAACGTTTGGGTTTCGGCGATCAGGCGGCATTCAGCGTTAACGACTCGATAGTAGCCGTCCACGTTCTCATTGGGCAACGTGACCCAGATTCTGTCACCCGCCAAGATAGGCGTGTTGCCATAGTCGATGACGTCGCTAGTGACCCTAATGTACTCGGCTACACTGCTCAAGTGATCAAACAACGCCTTAGCCCTGAGCAGACATTCGTTATCGCTGTGCAGTTCCTCGTCGGTTTCAGCCAGCTCCCTAGACCCTGACCCAAAAGTTGCGCTCCATCTGGCATTGTTGAAGAATAGGTTGCCGATCCAGAAGTTGCCTGTGCCAGTTCCGGCAAAGTGCATGTCCCACATGATTTCGTTGACGGTCTGCCAGTTGAAGTTGGCCATGTCGCTGCCCTGCCACTCACTCGCGTATTTCCTGCCCACATTGAACTTTTGCACAACCCATCTGTCGGCTTGAACATTGAACTCTCGAAAAACCGTTCTGGCGCTGTCATCTTTCAAAATGACCGTTCCGGCACCGATGAAAGCCGATTCACGCCTAACCTGAAACTGCAAACTCGGATATTTGTTGCAGTTCGGCTGAAAACCGGATGGAACAATCAGGCGCAGGCGACCGTAATAGTCAGACGTGTTCGTAGCGTGCTTTATGCTGTAGTTGCCCACAGCCTTTACCGTAGCATCTAGGCTGACGGTTCCTGTTCCCGTACCGCTCACCCAATCGTTTGTGCTGTCGCCGTTGATGTCGAGGGTCTCAGTCCAAGAGTCCCCGTCAGTAGGATACTTCTTTTCAGCCGCGCCAAACACGAAAATCTTGTCTCTTTTGCGAACGGTGCTCTTTCTGTATTCGCTCACTTCCAAGCGCTCGGCTAAGCCCACAGACGAGGTCTTACTGTTGCGCGGAAAAAACTCGAATTTGCCGTCTGGAGCTACGCGGAAATCAAATCCTATCACGCCATTTTTGTCAGCGCTGCTGGCTATGAATTTCAATACGTCAAACACTGGAGTGTTCTCATAGTCCAGCTTCGTGTAGGTGGTGTCGGTGTTTTCAATGAGTTCGGCACTGTCACGTACGTGGCTCAAGCCGACATAAGAGTCTATCAGGTCCTTGACTATCTCCTCGCCCTTCTTGTTCTCGTAGGTTTTGGTCACGACTCGTCGGAAGAGTCGTTCTCCCCAGCAGCGTCCCAGAACGTGTAGATAACTTTCGCCGTGCGAATCCGAAACAGCCTTAGTCTCTTCAACCGTGACCGTGGCGACCAACGGGCTACTGGCGCCTCTTCCCATGCTTATGCTTCCGTCAACGCCCACGTTAATGGGATAGGTTCCGCCTGCGCTGTACTTCTTGTCAAAGTTCTGAAGTAGGCACTCGAAACTCGACACTTCGTCGGTTCCGCCTAAATGCACCCTCAACTCTACGACGTCATCTTGCGGCGGGGTCACAGATCCAAAAACAACCGCGCAGACGGGCAGAGCCACATTCAATACTCAATTCCTCTGCGGTAGTAGTCTTCTTCCCCTACGCGTCTGATCGACTTAGTCGGCGTCTTAGCCAATTCATCATTGTACTCAGCTTGAGCAGAAGCAGCGTCACGGGTTGTGCTGGCCAACCAAGCCATATAAGCTGCGGTCACAGCGATCAAGCCCACGCCCAGCGTGAGCAAACCAATCTTCATGGCTAGGGCAGAGTTAAACGCCCACGTGGCCGCAGCCGCGATCTTCGTCGTCACGGTCTGTGCAACCTGCGCCACGGACACTGTTCCCAAAGCTGCCTTCAAACTCGTGAACAGGTGAACCGCCGTCATTATTCCAGTTATCATGCGGCCAGTCTGCGAATCCAAGGCACCGAAGGCATACGCTAGGTGCACAGCGTCCATGGCAATTGTCCTAAAAGCGTAGCTCGCACGATTCTCAGCGCGGACAGCTATGGAAACTTCGTGAAAGCTCAACTTGCGCCAGACCTCGCAATAGCTTCTCTTATCGCTAGATTGACGCGCTGAACCAAACCAACCATGCCCAACTCCAAGGCTCGCCTAAGAAAGCGTCGCGCCTGCATATAGCGAGTCCCAAGCTCGACAAAGAAGGCGTAGGGCGCCCAAGCCCCCAACCTAAAAGACCATTCGCCAACCTCCTCAGCGAACACTGTACTGGCAAGGTAGCCTGTGCGCTTGGGTGCCAAATCCGCGGCCAGAGTCCGCAGCTCATCTAATTCAGCTCTCAAAGCGTCCTGAACTAAGCCTCGCATCGTCTCATCTAACTGGTTCAGTTTGCGCTGCACCTCCAAGATTCCACGCATGTTGATTTGCATTTCAACCGACACGAAAACGCGCCTCCTGTTTGGCTCTGCGCAGTTCCTCCTCAGCCTGCTTGTCAACCTCTGTTAGGATCATGATGAATTCTTCGACGGTTTTGGCTGGCTGCCGTCCGAGCTGTGTCGGAGTCCAGCCGAACTCCTTGCAGAGTCTGAACTCGGTGAGCGCTGGGTGAGGCTTATGCCTTCTGAGGGCTCTGATAAAAAATGCTGTTCGTCTGCGGTGATGCCGCAGAGCCTGTTGGTCACTTTTGAGAGCAGTTCGCCGAGTTCGATCTGTATGCCGTCTTCTTCGCCCAGTAGCTTCTCAAGTGTAATCGGCTTGTGGGCCGGCTGTTCTCTCAGACTTGCCCATATGGTCTCTGCCTGTATGGCTGTGAAGTCGCTGCTCAAGATTTGCCCTGTTAACGGATGGTATCTGGTGTGCTTCTGTATTATGCGGCTGCGCTTAGCCCATGTGATCTCTGAAAAGACGTATCTGCCAGTGTATTCCTTGCCAAATCTCTCGTCTAGCTCAACTTGCTCTTGTCGCGTTGTTAATCATCTCCATGGTTGCGGTTCGATTTCTGATGGCTGTGTTGATGTCTTCAAGCACGATGTCCTGCATCCACTTGGGCAGCTTCAGAACCCTTTCTCCCATGTCCTTCCACATACGCATCCATTTTCTACGCAAGGCGGCGTCCCGACCGAAGCCTTCCAGTGTCTTGACTTCAACATTCATCCTTAACCCACTCCAACAATTACGATGTCAAAACTGAAGCTCTCAATTCCCGAGACTGTCTGGGCGACCTGAAGCGTCAGAGTTGCGGGAACCGAGCCACCCGCATCTATCTGAGTTCCGCTGTAATCCCACGACAATGCCATCGAGGAGCCGGCGTTCAGCGGGTTCCAGTTTTCTGTGCGAATCGTTAAAGTCAACGGCACATTGCTTTTGTTGACGATGTAGGCTGAGAAGTTCTTGCTTTCACCCGGCTCTATTATGCCCCAGTCAATCTCGGTGACGGACACTGTGAAATCGATGTCCTTGTAGATGCCCACGCCTACAACTTTGACTTTAGCAACATTGTGAACGCGCTGGCTCCACTCCATAACGGCAAACGTCGAGACGGAGCCAAGCAGGAAAGCCGCAGCCAGTGCGATTAAGAGAACTGCTTTTTTCACACCAATCGCCCCTCAGCTTATGACAAGGTCTCGGGCAACAAACGGCGCCTTCAGAGAAACGAGGTCCTCGATTTTTGTGGGCGACCCCACTTTTTCCCATTTGCAGTATTTGAGTAGGGCGCTGCTGGTTCCGCCTAACCCGAATTTTAGGCTGAATTCGCTGTCGTTGATCACGTCGTCGTATTCCTGTTTGCTCTCGAACTCGAAGGTCAATTCTCCAGTTAGAACCCGGTGCCGCTCCTGCAGATACTTGAGCAAGTAGCCACTTGTGCTCCTGATCACAGGCACCCTTTTTAGGTTGTTTTCAACCGTGAACTTCCAGTCGGTCACTCTTTCAACTGCAGTTAAGCCTGAGCCGTCGCCCACTCCACGTTGAACGTAGCTTTCGTTGTAGGGCACAGCTCCGGTGTAATCGGCATAGTTTGCTCCGGGGATTTTGGCCGTTCCAACAGCCAGGTCTTGGCCTACAGCCTCGATACTGGCCTTGACCATGTCTTCGATGCCGCACTGAACAGTTGCTTTGTCCAATTTGCAACCTTTGTGAAGCAAATCGATGATTCCGCTTGCCTTTTCGTAAAAGACCTCAATACTCAACGAGTTAAGAGTCGTTATGTGCTGGAGAAAATTGATAGATGCATCACTTGGTAAGGGATAATCAACTTTCAACCCGACTTGTCTTAACCCTTTGCGAATGGTCTTGAGGTCTCTGGAGCCAATTCCACGGACCTTAATCAATCCTGGGTCCAGAGCAGGCTCAACATTCTCCGCTGTTGCGATTCCTATCATACTTGGGTTTGTTGGAGTGACTCCGTAGGTGGCTTCCTGCACGTAGTAGATCCGCGCTTCATGCGCTCCGTACACACTCATGTTTCTGTTTTTCACTCTCCTAACTTGTCACGTTGGGTACACGTTTTCAAACAGCCACGTCTTGACCGTGAATTCGCTGCGCCACACGAACGGTTTGATGTTGACCTGATCTTCGCTACGGTAGGAGACAATGTCTGCGTAGGTTATGCCCTCAACCGTAACGGTGCATTCAGAGTGGTCACAGTGCAGCACAGCAGGAGTCACGCCGTCGCTTGGATTCATAGTTCTTGCGAGCAAGTAGACGTAGCCGCTTGAGTCTATGAAGTCGGTTAGGCTGGACGCCAACGTGATCGTGATGGCTTCGTCAGCTCCGCTGGTTCCTGTGGCTGCGTTCTGCCAAGCTGAGGCTGTGGAGTTCCAAACTTTGATTGTGACGCCGTTGCCAGCTGGCGCTGTTCCGTAACCCTCAAACTTTAAGACGATTTTCTTCACGGTTTTGCGGTCTGGGTCTGTCTTGAACCTGAAGAGCATGAGAGCGTATTCTAGGTTTGTGCTCACAGACTTGGTGAAGCGGTTGTCGTCGCTGTACCAGATCTTCTCGTAGTCTATGGCTGTAAGCTCGGTCCAGTCTAGACTTGTTGGAGCAAGCTCGACACTTGAACCAGCATGGTAGATCTTGTGAGTTCCAGTTGACGGTCCAACGTTGACAAAGTTGTTGATGGTCTCGTTGGGCTTGTTCCTCTTCTCTCTGATGACTCGGTTGACCTCTGCGCACATTTGATCACGCATCTTTCTACCAGCCCAGCC